CTTCCAACAAAACGAAGACGAAAGACTTTTTAGGGTTAGTGATTCTACAAGTAAACCATATACTGCCGTAGTAAAAATAAGTTATACTGTTGATAATGGAGCATTTTCATCATCAGATTTTATAATACTAAACATTTAAGATGAGTAAACAAATATCATACGCAACAAGAGATTTTGCTAGTTTAAGACAGGAGTTAGTTAATTTAACTTCACAATATTATCCTGATTTGGTTAAAAATACCAATGATGCTTCTATATTTTCAGTAATGTTAGATTTAAACGCGGCGGTTGCGGATAACTTACATTTTCATATCGATAGAGTTTGGCAAGAAACTATGTTGGACTTTGCCCAACAAAGACAATCACTATTTCATATAGCTAAAACATATGGTATTAAAATACCGGGTAATAGACCTTCAGTTGCGTTAGCTGATTTTTCAATTAACGTACCAGTTAGGGGTGATAAGGAAGATGAAAGATACTTGGGAATTTTAAGATTAGGGGCTCAAGTTTCAGGAGGAGGACAAAGTTTTGAAACTATTAGTGACATTGATTTTTCAAATCCCTTTAATGATAGAGGTGAACCAAACAGACTTAAAATACCAAATTTCGATACTAACAATACTTTAATATCATACACTATTACTAAAAGAGAACCTATCGTAAATGGGGTTACAAGAGTATATAAAAGAGTTATTAGTGAATTAGATCAAAAGCCTTTTCTTAAATTATATTTACCTGAACAAAACGTTTTAGGTGTTGTTTCGGCAATACATAAAGACGGTACAAGTTTCAATAGTAATCCAACATCATCTGAATTTGCTTCAACTACAAATAAGTGGTATGAAGTTGATTCTTTAATACAAAATAAAGTATTTGTTCCAGACCCAACGGCAGTTTCTGATAAAGATAATTTTAAGGCGGGAAATTATATTACAGTTAATAATAAATTTTATAGTGAGATTACTCCTGAAGGATATTATAGTGTTACATTTGGTTCAGGTACAGTTGACCCATTAGATAATTTAGATAACTACATGACAGGTGAGTTAAAAGTTAATTTAGCTACTTATTTGAATAATATGTCATTGGGTGCGGTCCCTAAAGCAGGAACTACCTTATTTGTTAAATATAGAATTGGAGGTGGTAAAAATTCAAATCTTGGGGTTGGAGTGATAACAAGTGTTGATAGTATTGAATTTAATGTAAATGGACCTAATAGTGTCTATAATTCACAAGTTTCAGATTCATTAAGAGTTAACAATGTGACACCGGCAGTTGGTGGAGCGGATCAACCTACAATTGAAGAAATTAGAAACATGGTTTCTTATAACTTTGCGGCACAAAATAGAGCGGTTACTTTAAATGATTATAAATCTTTAGTTGAAAATATGCCATCCACATATGGTGCTCCAGCTAAAGTGAATGTGATGGAAGTGGATAATAAAGTTAGAATTAAATTATTATCATACGACCAATACGGCAGTTTAACTGATACGGTTTCTAATACATTGAAAAACAATATTTTAAACTATCTTTCTGAATATAGAATGATTAACGACTACATTGATATTCAAAGTGGTGAAGTTATTGACCTATCGTTACAAATTGATTTACATATTGATAAAAATGTTAACCCAACTGATATTATTAGAACAGTAATTAATGGAACAACCGACTTTTTTGCTGTAGAGAAAAGAAAAATGGGAGACCCGTTATTTGTTGGAGATTTATCAAAAACAATAGGTAATGTGGCGGGTGTTGTTAACGTAATTGATATTCGTGTTTACAATCAAATAGGTGGACAGTATTCCAATTCTCAAGCGGCACAATCTTATAAGGATAATACAACAAAAGAAATTTTACAATCTGATATGACAGTATTCATGAAATCAAATCAAATATTCCAAATTAGATTCCCAAATGTAGATATTATGGTAAGAACTAAAACTCTCGGTACCACTACATACTAAAATGTTTTTTCCTTATAATAATAGAAAATCAGTTAGTTTCTATTTATTATAAGAATGATGCAATCACATAGAATTTCAACAAATATCGGAAAAGACCAATTGGTCACGGTTGAATTAAAACAAGATTACGATTTACTCGAAATTTTGTCATTAAAATTCAGCCAACAAGATGTCTATACGTCTTTGTGCTCCGATTATGGTGTGGTTTGTGGTCGTATTTCAGTAAACAATGGATTAGGTATACCAAATGCTAGAGTCTCCATTTTTGTCCCTTTAAAAGACGTTCACGCAAACGACCCTATTATATCTGCGTTATACCCATATACATCGGTAACAGACAAAGACCAAAACAATTATAGGTATAATTTGTTACCGGCGAGACAACAACACGGAGGTCATACACCAACAGGTACATTTCCAGACCAAACTGATATATTAACAAGAGAAGAAATATTAGAAGTATATGAAACTTATTATTCATATACGGTTAAAACTAATAGCGCCGGAGACTTTATGATATGGGGAGTTCCGTTAGGACAACAAACAATTCATGTGGATGTTGACCTATCTGATATTGGTTGTTTTTCCTTAAGACCTTATGATTTTATCAGAGAAGGTAAGGGGGTAGATAATTTTAAAAACAAATATTCTTTTAAATCGTCAGAAGATATTAATTCATTACCGCAGATAGTATCATTTGATAAAAATATTGAAGTTTACCCATTTTGGGGTAATGTAGATATATGTGATATTGGTATAACAAGAACCGATTTTGATTTATCAGATAAAGGTGTTAATATAATACCTACCGCATTTATTATTGGTGGTGTTTACACGGACAATGGGAAAAATGCTATAAATAAGAATTGTACTCCAAAAGCTAAAATGGGAAGAAAATGTGATTTAGTTACGAAATCAGGTAAGATTGAAGCAATTAGATTCACCCCACAAAAAGATGAAAATAATAGACCAGTATTGGAAGAAGTTAATTTAAATGAGGACATACTTGATGATGGCGGATTTGTATTTCCAATTGAAATGAACATGGACTATGTTTATACAAATGAGTTTGGTGAAAACGAAATCACAAATGACCCAAATAAAGGAGTACCTACATCTGCATGTTATCGAATGAGAATTAATTTAAACGATAATGGAATTCAAAGAGTTAGAAGTAATGCGGATTATTTATTACCAAATATTAGAGAGTATTCAAATGACATTGATAAATCATATTATTTTGGTACCAAATGGAGTGGTTATCCACAAAACTCAGTATCAACTAATAGTGATTATGGTATTTTATATAGTGAAAATGGTGAATATATCCCAAAAGATTATTTTTATAGGTTTAACTACAATAAAGTTTATACTATCTCATCTTTTCAAAAATCATATGTTAGAAACGGATTTTTTGGAAAGAACCAATATTTGGGACTCAAAGAATTAGTACCAACAGAAGAAGAAGATTGTGCCGATAATCTAACACCACCCGTAAATTTTGGAACTAAAAATTACACATTTACTTTATTAATTGCTGATTTTTTATTGTCTTTAGATTATGTTATTAAATGGATTGTTTTACAAGCGTTAAATTTTTTAGTAAAAGATGTTTTGGGTCCATTAGCTGAAGCAATGATTAGTATTGGTGTGGTAAAAAAAGCAGGTAGAAGTTTAAGAAGGTCGACTAGTTTGTTACAAATAAATAACACAGCAAAATTATCATTAATAAATTATCCCGAATGTGATGAATGTGACACCAATGATTTAACAAATACCGGTGGTGGTACAACAGTACCAGCAGTAAACTGTTTAGTTGCAACAATAAAAGTTACAGGATCAACCGAAAATGCGTTTGATAGATATCTTCCATTAACTGGTTTAACTAAATATGTGGGTTACACCGAACCAACTTGTAGTACGGCAACATTTATTAACGACAATGATTATTTAACATTTTCAACAACACAAACATTATATGTTTTAGAATATAATGGAACAGTTATTTTTATTGACGACACATCATATGGTTCTTCATATATTTTCTTAAGTGGGTCAACATATTATTTAAACGATAGAGATGGTGTGTTTACAAGTGAGATTGAATATGATGTTAATATTAGACAAATTGGACAATTTGAAACTGATACGACCGCTAGTTCAGGTTCATTAGAATCTGGATGCCAAATATACGATACATTGTATGATGAATCGTTAGCCACAGGATATTTTATAAATCCTGGTAGTGGAAATAGGGTATATGTACCAACATTATACGGAGGTGAGGATGTGGTGTCAACATTAATTGCGGGTGAAGGAACAAATGTTTCAGGTACCGCACCATATGGACCCCCAATTAATGGTCTATCACAATGCAGAGATATGGAAAGTGAAGTACATTATTTATTTACCATAACACCAAGTTATAGAAGTGAGTTTGCAAATGGAGTTTTTTATATTGTACCTGGAACACAATCAGCAACAAGATTAACCAATATACTCAAAGAATATTATAGAAGAAAAAGAATTGGTAAATTATTTTGTGGTGGAATTGTTAACTATGGTTTTGTTGATAATTGGTTATCAGGTTCTTTATATTTCTTTCAATTTAAAACAACAAAAGTAAGTAAAGGTATTGAAGCTATTATGAAATATTGTAGAAACAATGTTAGATATGTTAGCGATGAGTCAAAAAGATTTTACTATAGATCAGCACCATTTAACGGTACAAATTTTACCTCAATTAAACATCCAACAACGTTTGTTGATTTAGGACCAAGAGATGAATTCATAAAAGAAATATGTGTCGACCCAACATTAGATCCAAATTGTTCAGTATCACGTTCAATTGGTTCATCTTCATTTAAAAGTTTTGGCGAATTAATGGGATTGGCAATTAACTATAGAATGGATGTTAGTAATAATACCTTTAATATAAATGATTTTTTTACCAACGGAGGATTTACTGGACAAAGTTTTAATAATGTTTTTGATGGAGATTTATTACAGTTAATATCAATAAATAATGAAGCTGGTATTGAAGAGTTTGATTTACAAAGTCCAAAATATATGGGATATTCATATCAATTTTTAGACCCTGAATTATACCCACAAGTATTTAAAAAGAACTATACCGGAGGTGGCACAGGTTATTGGGGACCACTACCGGTTACTATGGAGTTGAATGAAGATGGACAAAGAATTAGGGCATGTTTAAATGAACCTGGAAGATTAACTGAATCGTCTCAAAAAGTTCCATTTTATTTATGGGATAAAAAGGGTACTGGATTTGGTGGAACAAGTGAGGCAACGTCCGATGACCAATCTTGGGATTATAATTCAATACAAGTACAACCATTACAAGGAATGAGAAACCCATCACCGTATCAATATAAATTTACTGGAGGAACTAATGATTTCACAGACCAATATCTACTACTACCGATTACAAATAATTTCAGTGGTGTAACAATACCATCTATTGGTGTTACAAATCCAATTGAATTTGATGAAATATCCACAACTGATAATCATTTAAATTATGATACACAATATCCTGGATTTACATACTTATATGCAAATAGCTTAACTAACCCAATAAGTGGTACATTATATGTTAGATATGGTACTGCAGGACAATGGCAAATGATACCATGGACAAATAATACTGATTTTATATTATTTGCTAGAGAAGATTATTACAACGGAACTAAACAAATTCTATCAACACCGTTTCAATTTTATTTTGGATTAAAAACAGGTAAAACTGGATTAGATAAATTTATCGACCTATTTGGCCCTAAAGGTGCCTTTAAAAATGTAAATTAATGGAAGAGAATAAAGAAATATTATTACCGAGTAAAAAATACGCAAACGCACCTGACCAAGAGTTAGATGTGAGAGTTGGTTTAGATACATCAGAATCTTTATTAAGAATTGGTGATAGAGATATTATTTTAGATGTTGCTAAATTATATGAAAAAGAAAGAAACGAATGTGTTAATTATAAAATATATGGTAAGTTAAGAATGATATTTCGTAATTTATACACTGGGTCAACTAACTATAGTTATTTAGAAGAAAGATTATATCTGAATACCGATGGAAGTACCGGTGATTTTGAAGGTTCATTACCCTATGATGAATTTGCGTTTTTAAGAAGAGATGTTTACAGACAAATAAATGTGGCAATTAATTCTGGATCAACATTAGGAGGTTTTAGTTATTCAGCAAGTACCACAGGTTCAACAGAACACACAACAATTACACCAATCCAAGCACCTTATCAAAATTGGAATTTATACTTAACATATGTAGATTCACATGATACAGGTTATACAATGAATTATACTTTATCGGGTAACACATATGTCTCTTTTCTTTCGGGACATGGTATACCATTTAGAGTAACTTATGGATTAATAGAAACAGGGTCAACATATTACGAATTAACCTCACCCGTACAACATGGTATGAATGAAGGTGAACATGTTATTATATCAGGAACAACATTTTCAATATCAAGTGTTGGTAATGAAATTTATAATTCAGAAAAATATGTAATTAACATTTTAAAATCAGAAGTATCAACAGGGTTTACATTTAACACAATTAATATTGGTAAAAGATGTATTGACATAAATGATATTTCAGGATCAACGTCACAATATTATGTTCATAAACATAAAACATTAACTGATGTTAATGGTTATATAATGGATACAATTGGATTTGAATCTTCAATTTTTAAAGATGAGAAGAAAATATTATTTGAAAATAGTGTAGGTACAAATGATGTAGTTGTTGAAAAGAATAGAATGGAATCTGTTTTATATGATTTTAAAAATCCATTCCAACTTACAGGAATTAAAAATAATTTAGGATATACACCAACTGAAGTTTATGTTTCAGTTTTATTAAGGAATGGAAATGGTTATTTTAATTATCCACCTAAAGTTGGATATAGTTTCCATTTTCATGATTATTGGATAGATAAACATTTTACTGGTTCAACTGAAACCGGAATAACAGGACACACGGAATTTAGTGGTGCCACAACTGGATATACATTTAGTGGAGGAACTGAAATATCAACAGGTACAACATTAACGGGCGCATTTGTTGAGTATAACCCTAAAGAAATGACCGAAAGAATTGTAAGTGAATCTTACCACAAATTCACAAATAGAATTGACGTATTTAATCATAATCAAA